TGGTGCTGCTGGTAAAGTCTTCAAGTATAGCGTTGTCCTTACTGTAGACACTGTTGTTGGTGATTTCACAGTTGGTACTTCAACCACAATTAGTATTGGTGGTTCTGACGAGTCAGTAAATGTTCTCGCATGGGATCCTGCTAATAAGAAGTTGGAAATCGGTCTTCCTTCTGGTGGTGTTACTGGTATTCTTTCAGATAATCAAGTAATTACTCAGGGAACAAACACTGCTGCTATTAATACTACCATCGAACGTCGTTTGTATGCTGCTCTGAATAAAGATAGTATTGCATTTGCTGCTAGTGATGCAATTGCTGATACTAATAGTAACTCTGCAACAGCATCTTCTGTTCGTGACGAGTATGATGAGCGTGAGTATCTACCTGGTGTAAAATGGGTAAGCGTTGCTCCACGTCCTGAAACTTCTAAGTTTGCTACAGAAACAGGTGGATTCCGTGATGAACTCCACATCGTTGTAGTTGATATTGATGGTAAGATTACTGGTACAACTGGTGCTTTACTTGAGCGTTTCATTGGTGTTTCTAAAGCATCTGATGCTAAGACTTCTGTTGGTGAAACAAATTACTATGTAAATGTTCTGAAGGCACGTTCCGAGTATATCTACTGGGGTGAGCATGAGACTGGAGTATTCAACGCAACCGCAACTGGATCTGATGGTACTTGGGGTCTTTCCGCAGCTAGTCGTCAGTTTAACCTTCTACGTTCTGCTGCTGGATCTGTTGATTTTCCTGCTGGACGTACAACTTTAGGTTCTAAGAATAACTCAACATTCTACTACAGTCTTACTGGTGGTGCTGACTACTCTTCTGTTGGTGGTGTTTATTCTGTAAGTAATACAGATGTAAGTACTGCATATGAACTACTTGAAGATCCTGAATCACAAGTTATCGACTTTATCTTAACTGGTCCTTCTGGTTCTACAGATGCAGAAGCACTCGCTAAGATCACTGCTCTAACAAATATTGTTGAAGAGCGTCGTGACTGTATGTTATTTGTATCTCCTCGTCGTGGTAACGTTATTGGTTTAAGCAACGCAAATACAATCACTAATAACATTATTAGTTTCTTTGATACTTTACCTTCTAGTTCTTACGTTGTATTTGACTCTGGTTACAAGTACATCTACGATAAGTACAATGATGTTTATCGTTACGTTCCTGCTAACGGTGACATTGCTGGTCTTTGCTTACAAACTACTGAAGTTGCAGAACCATGGTTCTCACCTGCTGGTTTCCAACGTGGTGTTTTGAGAAATGCAATCAAACTTGCATATACTCCTAACAAGACTCAACGTGATCGTTTGTATGGTGCTCGTGTTAATCCTGTTGTTTCCTTCCCTGGTCAAGGAGTAGTCCTATTCGGTGATAAGACTGCACAAGGATTTGCATCCGCATTTGATAGAATCAACGTACGTCGTCTGTTCCTAACAATTGAGAGAGTTATCTCTGGTGCTGCTAAGTCTCAACTCTTTGAGCAAAACGATGCTGCACAGCGTTCACTATTCCTCAATATTGTTGAACCTTATCTTCGCGAAGTTCAAGGTCGTCGTGGTGTAACAGACTTCTTAGTTAAGTGTGATGAGGATAATAACCCATCTGAAGCAGTTGATCGTGGTGAGTTCTACGCGGAAATTTTCGTGAAACCAACACGCACAATTAACTACATCACTCTTACATTTACTGCAACTAGAAGTGGTGTTGCATTTACTGAAGTAGCAGCGTAATAAATACAGTTGTCCATTAAAGGATAGACAGAGAGATCCCTTCGGGGATCTCTTTTTATGTCTGAAAATATAAAATATTCTAAATATTAAGGACAGAGACATCATCTAAAAACCATGGCAAAAAGAGGTACTATTGACGATTTTAAAGCAAATGTTGTTTCAGACTTTGCTCGTCCTAATTTATTTCAGGTAGACCTTGCGTTCCCTTCAGGAATTATTAACAATGCAAGTCTTGTAAATCTTGGAAAATTTACTGTACGTGCGGCAAATCTTCCCTCTTCTCAGATAGGAGTTATTGAAGTTCCTTTCAGAGGTCGTGTATTGAAGATTGCAGGCGATAGAACATTCGAACCTTGGACAATTACAATACAGAATGACAGCAACTTTGTACTCCGCAATGCATTTGAACTTTGGGCATCAAGTATTCAAGCATACAATGAGAACTTTACATCTGCTGCGGGTCTTGGCGATGCTGATGATAGCACTGGTTACTTTGCAGACATGGAAGTTCATCAGTTAGCACGTGATGTTAAAGATGGTGAGAAACCTAAGGTGCTTAAGTCTTACAGATTCTATAACGTATTCCCAAGCAACATTGCTGCAATTGATCTAGATTATGGAAACAACGATGCGATTGAAGAATTCACAGTTGAACTCCAGACACAATACTGGACTCCAAAAGTACCTACTTCAAATGACTGATAAATAGATCAGGACCAATAACCCAGTAAAATTATAATGTCTCAGCTCTTCGGATATAGTCTTGAGAGAGCGAAGAAGGTCCCCAAGGGGCCTTCTTTTGTTCAAAAAGATAACATGGATGGTTCGCAACCCGTAGTTGGTGGCGGATACTACGGATACTCTGTTGATTTTGACGGAACTATTCGTAATGATTATGAACTCATCACCCGATACAGGGAGATGGTTTTAAATCCTGAGTGTGATAGTGCAGTTGACGATATTGTCAACGAAACCATATGTGGAAATTTTGATGATGTACCAGTTGAGTTGGAGTTATCCAACCTAAAGGTATCAGATAAAATTAAAAAATTAATGCGAGAAGAGTTTGATGAAATTCTAAAACTTCTTGATTTTGAAAATCGCTCGTATGAAATTTTCCGTAGATGGTATGTTGACGGAAGACTTTTTTATCACAAAGTAATAGATCCCAAGGCACCTAAAAAAGGTCTTGTAGAACTTCGTTATATCGATCCACGTAAGATTCGCAAAGTAACTGAGTACGAGAAAAAGACTCCAGATCAAATGCGTGGTGTAGATCTCAACACTCAACTAACACAAAAAGCAGCAGAATATTTCTTATATAACCCAAAAGGTTTAAAGAATTCTACGAATCAGGGTATGAGAATTACTACTGATTCTATTACATATTGCCATTCAGGTATTCAAGATCTGAATAAAAATATGACTCTTAGTCATCTACACAAGGCGATTAAGGCAGTCAATCAGTTAAGGATGATTGAAGACTCTCTTGTTATCTACAGATTATCAAGAGCACCAGAAAGAAGAATTTTCTATATTGATGTAGGTAACCTTCCCAAGAATAAAGCGGAACAATATCTACGTGAGGTAATGGGTCGTTACAGGAATAAACTTGTATACGATGCAAACACTGGTGAGATTAAGGATGACAAGAAGTTTATGTCAATGCTTGAGGATTTCTGGTTACCACGTAGAGAAGGTGGTAGAGGAACAGAGATCACTACATTACCTGGTGGACAGAACCTAGGTGAACTAGAAGACGTTAAGTATTTCCAGAAAAAGTTATACAAAGCGTTGAACGTACCATCATCAAGACTTGAAACTGAGACTACCTTTAACATCGGTCGTGCCGCAGAAATTACTCGTGATGAAGTTAAGTTCCAGAAATTTATTGCACGTTTACGCAAAAGATTTTCTGAACTTTTTATGGATCTTTTAAAGAGTCAGGTAGTTCTTAAAGGTGTTGCAACTCTTGAAGAATGGGATGAGATGAAAACCCATATTCAATTTGATTATATCGCTGACAATTACTTTACTGAACTCAAGGAAATTGAAATCCGTAACGAGCGTATGAATCAAGTTAATCTTATGGATCCTTTTGTTGGTAAATATTTCTCTGTTGAATACATGCGTCGTCAAGTTCTTAAACAGACTACGGAAGAAATTAAAGAGATTGACAAACAAATTGATTCTGAAATGGATGCAGGTATCATACAAGATCCTGCCGAAGTAGCAGCAATGGAAGCTGGTGGTGCAGAGCAAGGTGGTGCTCCACCTGCAGAGGTGGCACCCAACGAATCCGCAGTTGATCCTGCAGATGCACGTAGGGGAGAAATTTAATCTACTAAATAATACTACAGTGGGAACTTATTATGCCTAGTGATATTTCACAACAAATCGTCAAACAGATCTTTGGTGATGATAAAGCACAAGCAATCGATTCAATTAACGATGCTTTGGGTGCTGCAACATATGATGCAATTCAAGCAAGAAAGGTTGAATTTGCAAAGAGTATGGGTTTTGAATTAGACGATACTGGTCAAGATGCTGCAGATGAAATTGCTGCTGATCTTGCTACAGATGATGCTGAACCAGAAACCGTAGAGGTGGATGGTCGCAAACCAGAAGATCCACCTGCTGATGAAACACCCACAGAGGAACCCGAAACTGATGAGGAACCAAGCGATGAGACTGATAGCTGAAGAAATTACTAACGTTGACTTTCTTTGTGAAGAGAAAGAAGGCAAGAAGAATTACTTTATCGAAGGTATCTTTTTACAAGCGGAACTTAAAAACCGCAATAATAGAATGTATCCCCGTAATACATTAGCACGTGAAGTTGCTAAATATGATGAGTCTTACATCAAAACTGGTCGTGCTCTTGGGGAGTTAGGTCATCCTGACGGACCATCTATTAATTTAGATAGGGTTTCACATAAGATTCAATCTTTGAAAGAAGATGGAAATAACTTCATCGGTAGAGCAAAGATACTTGAAACGCCCATGGGTAAGATTGCTAAGAACCTTCTTGATGAAGGTGTAAAACTTGGTGTTTCTTCCAGAGGAATGGGTTCAATCAAGAAGGAATCTAATTGTAATGTTGTTTGTGATGATTTCATGCTTGCCACTGCTGCTGATATTGTAGCAGATCCTTCTGCACCTGATGCATTTGTTGATGGTATTATGGAAGGAAAGGAATGGGTTTGGGATAATGGCATTCTTAAAGAGTCTGCTGTTGCTGAAATCAAACAAGAAATTGATCAAGCTACTCTAATAAATCTGCAGGAGCGTAAAGTCTCCGCGTTTGCAGCATTTTTAAAGAGTTTGTGATGTATAAATAAATAAAGACAACGCTAAAGCATAACGGAGTTCAAACAAATGGCTGAGACCTCACTCGATAAAGAGTTAGATAACATGGAAGAAGTGACCGAAGGTTCTAACGCAGTTACCAAAAACGCAAAACCTGGTGAAAAAATGGACACATCTAAGTCCAGTGATTCATTAGGTGGTAGTGGTAAGATGGTAGTTAGTGTCACCTCGGATTCCATGGAAGGTGCAAAAGGCACTAAAAACGCTGGTAAATCTGCTGCTAATTCAGTTAGCGTAGAAGGTTCGAAATCTCTTTCAACCAAACCCAGTGCTGCATCCGCAAAACAGGAGGACGTAGAAGATGACGGCGAAAAAGAAACAATCGCTGAAACCCAGTACGACTTTACTGAAGATGTTAACGCTCTT